GAAGACTACAACAATGTGATAATGGTTGTGGGCAGCGATCGAGCAGAAGAATTCTCGCAAGGTATGGGCAAGTATGCTGAGGAATTTGAGATCGACAATTTCCAAGTCGTTTCTGCTGGAGAAAGAGACCCGGACGCTGAAGGAGTGGAAGGCATGTCGGCATCGAAGGCAAGGGACTTTGCTGCCGCAGGCGATTTTCAAAACTTTAGCAAAGCACTTCCTTCTACATTAACACCAAAACAGAAACAATCTGTTTTCAATCTACTGCGCCAGAATCTCAAGTAATGCTTGACAACCTCCTGTAAATACAGTACACTTACTGTATTATTTAGGAGGTCTCCCTATGACTGATGGTACAACTAATCCCAAGCCGCATATTCGTCACTATTCCGCCGATGACAAGGCACGCCTGAAGCAACTCGTTACCGAAGGTATCGCAGTTAAGCAGGAAATCGAAACACTTAACGATGGTCTAAACGATACCATTAAGGCTATTGCTGAAGAAATGGAAATCAAGCCTTCGATGTTGAAGAAGGTTATTGCAGTTGCACACAAGCGCAACTTGCAGGACGAACGAGAAAAGTTCGAAGAGCTGGAAGACATTATCAACACGCTGGGTTTATAATGGAAAACTTTGTACGAGGCATCTGGGCTTTCTGGAAGGAGACCTGGCGTCTCGACAAAGTCCTATTCTTTGCAGAGGCTATCGGAACAGCATTAGGAATGGGCGCAGCAAGCCTTATGGCTTTTCAGTCGCCCGCTCCTAATCTGTTTGCAGTCTTTACAATGTACTTTATCAGTGCTATACTGTTGATGTATAGCAATTATAAGCGCCACAGCTCATGGATGGTTGTGCTGATGGCGTTTTATTCCATAACAACAGCAATTGGTCTCATCAAACTATAATGTACGTTGACGCAATTTATTCATCGAAAGATTCGAAGGTTAAGGTAGTAGAGCGCGTTGCCGGAAAACGTGTCTATAAAGAATATCCGGCCATTTACGAATTCTACGTAAAGGAATCTTCTGGTAGGTATAAGAGTATTTACGGCGAAGCACTTACCAAGATCACCTCCCGTTCTCACGGAGAGTATCAAAAGACGCTGCGTATTAACTCACACAAGCAGAAATACGAATCCGATATCAAGCCAGTTAATAAGATCATCGAGCGGTATTACCAGCATCAGAATCCGCCAGAACTACACATTGCGTTTTTCGATATTGAAACTGCATTTGACAAGGAAACCGGATATAGTGAACCGGAAGAAGCAGCTAATCCAATCACGTCAGTTGCAGTACACTTGCAATGGTTAAATCAAACAGTGTGCTTGGCAGTTCCGCCACCGAGCATGACAATGGAAGAGGCTTCGAAGATTGCCGACACGTTCGACAATGTTATCCTGTTCCACGAAGAAGCACACATGTTGGATGCATTTTTGACCTTGATCGAAGATGCAGACATTATTAGTGGTTGGCACAGCGAAGCGTTCGACATACCGTATATTGTAAATCGCATTATTCAGGTTCTCGGTAAAATGGCTTCGCGTCGCCTATGCTTGTGGGGCGAAGCACCTACAATGCGTTGGTTCGATCGTGGTGCGAAGCAATTACAAACATACGACTTTGTTGGTCGTGTTCACCTAGACTATCTCCAGCTTTATAAGAAGTTCACCTACGAAGAACGTCCGAGCTATTCGTTGGATGCAATATCCGAGTTCGAGTTAGGCGAGCGTAAGGTTCCGTACGAAGGAACACTTGACCAATTATACAATAAGGATTTTCGTAAGTTCTTAGAGTATAACATTCAAGATACCGAACTGCTAGGAAAGCTAGACAAGAAGCTACAGTTTGCAGACCTTGCAAGCAGCATTGCACATGGTAACTGCGTCCTAATTCCGGCATCGTTAGGTGCAGTGGCTGTGACTGAGCAGGCTATTATTGTAGAGGCTCATAGCAGAGATGTACAGGTTCCTGACAAGGTGCGCACTAGCGAGGATGATTTGCCGGCGGCAGGTGGGTTTGTGCAGTATCCGAAGAAAGGACTGCATCAATGGATTGGTTCCGCAGACTTAAACTCCCTATATCCGTCCGTGATTCGCGCTCTAAACATGAGTCCCGAAACCATTGTAGGTCAGTTAAGAACTGCGCAAACAGATTCCGAGATTCGTGCATGGCTTGCATTAGGTGGTGTGGAACACACATTCGCCGCATGGTGGAACGATAAGTTCAACACTATCGAAATGGAAGCATTTTTAGAAAACGACAATGCAGCTCGACTAATGCTTGATATGGAGGACGGAACGTCGCACGAAATTACCGGGGCCGATCTTCGTCAGCTTGTATTTAATCCAGAGCATAACTGGTGTATATCTGCTAACGGCACAATTTTCCGTACAGATATCGAGGGTATTATTCCAAGCCTGCTCAGCCGCTGGTATGCGGAACGTAAGAAGTTGCAAGCAATTAAGCGAGACTATGATGCATTGCAAGTAGGTGTCGAATTAGACCTACGTAAGGATATAGCGGAAGACATTAAGGCACGTCTGGAACGAAAGCGCAAGGAAGACAACGACATTGCAGTAGTAAATCCGTATGACCAAGCACAAGCATTCGGTATTTCGCATCTCAAGAAGAAAGCAGAATCTAAGAACCCAGAAGACCTATATCAGTACATGCTGATTAACAAGCTTGTGTTTGGTGATGACTTGTTAATACATCATTTAGATAAGGCGGAACTCAAGAAGATCATTAGCTTCTGGGATAAGCGTCAGTTAGTTAAGAAGATTAACCTAAATAGCTTGTACGGTGGACTCCTGAACGTGCATTGCCGCTTTTATGATCAGCGCCTCGGTCAGAGCACTACCTTAACCGGACGAAGCATTTCGCGGCACATGGCTGCAAAGACTAACGAGTTTCTTGACGGAACATACGATTATAAGGGTCGTACAATTATATACGGCGATACTGACTCGGTATACTTTAGTGCATACCCGGTATTACACGAGGAAATTAAGGCCGGCAAAATCGACTGGACGAAAGAACGTGTAATCGAGTTGTACGATATTATTGCAAAGCAAGTGTCGGATTCGTTTCCCGGCTTTATGGCAGAAACCTTTAACGTACCTCTTAGCCGAGGCGAAGTTATTAAATCTGGTCGAGAAGTTGTTGCAGAAACAGGACTTTTCATTACTAAGAAGCGTTATGCAATTTTGGTGTATGATGAAGAAGGCAACAGGCGTGACATCGACGGTAAGCCAGGAAAACTAAAGGCGGTTGGATTGGATCTACGTAGATCAGATACACCAGTTGTGGTACAAGAGTTCTTAAAGACCATTCTCATGGAAACGCTGTTGCTGAAGGGTGAAAATGCGGTTATTGAGACGATTCGAGAATTTAAGAAGAGATTCGCGGCATTGCGTCCGTGGGAAAAGGGTGCTCCTACTGCCGTTAAGAACATGTCTAAATACATATCCGTGGTTGACTCTAATATTAAAAAGAAGGCGTCCGGAAGAAAGGGCGAAAGTGTTACAATTCCGGGACACGTTATGGCAAGCATTAACTGGAATATGCTGCGCGAATCGCATCGCGACATTCACGCCCTGAAGATTGTCGATGGTCAGAAGGTTATTGTCTGTCCGTTAAAAGATAATAACGATATGCGGCTCAACTCAGTTGCGTATCCGGTAGATGAACCGCATCTGCCGAAATGGTTCATGGATCTTCCTTTTGACGAGCAAAGCATGATGGAAACAGTGGTAGACAAGAAGGTGGAAAATCTTCTTAACGTGCTAAACTGGGACCTGCATCGCACCTCGGAAGACATGGAATTAATGGAACAGTTGTTTGACTTTTCCTAAGCTACCTGCTATACTACACACATTACTCTAAGGAGATTCGATATGTTGCAAGACGTTTTTAGCGATATTTTGTCGCACACCTTCGGTTTAGGCTTTGTTGAGATGGTAAAGATTACCACTGATGCAAAGGAAACGAAGATTGAAGCGATGGACGAAAATCGCACCGTGGTTATTTATGGTAAGTTGAAAGCGCCGGTTAAGGATCTGGAAGGAACAGTGGGTCTATCGCGCATGGCAGTCTTGCAGGGTTATCTAAAGTTTCCGCCATTCGTTGCAGATACTGCTACGATCACAATTGAAAAGCAGAAGCGAGGCACCGACGAGGTTCCGGCAGAGATTAAGTTTACATCTCCGGATGGACACGAATCTAGTTATCGTTTTATGCACAAGGATATGGCAGAGGAACAGATTAAGGTTCCGCCGTTTAAGGGTGCAACATGGGATGTAGCGTTTACTCCTACGGAAGAAAACCTAAAGGATCTAAGCTACTTCAATGGCATTTTAGGCTCCTATGAGCCTGTGTTTACTCCAAAGACAGACGGCACAAAGCTAAACTTCTTCATCGGATCCGGCCCAACCGACCGTGCAACTGTTCCGGTTGCAACAGGTATTAACGGTGTTGTGAAAGGTGACCGTAGTTGGCCTCTGCTACAGACGTTGGCTATTCTAAAGCTAGCAACAAAGGCTGATAGCTGCACAATGAGCATTGCTAATGTCGGCGCACTAAAGATCGACATCAACACACCTATTAGCGATTACGAGTATGTCCTGCCAGCTAGATCAAAGAGCTAAAATAGAATCATTCGACCAGGAGTTTCGCTTCTTGTCGAATTTCTATCCCACCGCGGTCATACATGATGGACAAGTATGGTCGAGTGCGGAACATGCTTATCAAGCTGCAAAGACAAATATCAAGACACAGAAAGAAGCTATACATCGTTTGCCTAGCGCACGTGATGCAAAAAAGATGGGGAAGTTAGTAGACGTTCGACCAGACTGGGATGATGTTAAGGTTGACATTATGTACGAAATTGTTCATGATAAGTTTCATCGTAATCGTCACTTAGGGCAACTACTTCTTGCAACAGAAGATGCAGAGTTGGTCGAGGGAAATTGGTGGGGAGATACTTTTTGGGGAGTTTGTAAGGGCGAGGGCCTAAATAATCTTGGCAAGATTTTAATGAGAGTAAGAGAAGAACTAAAAAATGAAATTGTTATCTAACGAAAACAGAGACTACGCAACGTTCCTTCCCGCAATTAGCGGATTCTATACAGACGTATTAGGACGTTGGAGACATCAAGAAGGCTACATGCCTGAAGGAAGAAC